GGGATCGCCAGCGGCGCCGGAGGCATCGGCTAGGCTCCAGTCGTTGTGAGGATTGCGGGTTTCAAGTTTTAGTGATGTGGTGTGTGTCTTCATGTGGTGTGTAGATGCTGTTGGCATCTGTCAGCACCTTATAGCATCTGTCGGCATCTGCAAGCAATATTTTGCATCTGGTGTAAAATAGTCACTTCCCTCTGTAGATCAGCGGGTTACTGGAGGGCTTTTTCCAGCTTGGCGGCCATCCCGCCGACGTTGCGCAGGATCATCGCCCGGAACTGCTCGGTCATCGGACCGCCGAAGGCGTCCTCGAGATCCATGTAGAACTCGAGGGCGACTGCGGTGTATTTGGCCGAGCTGAGATGCGCGGCCGGTGCTCGGCGCTGCATTCTATCGTGGGTGCTGCCGCTGACGTTGGCGAAGACTCCCTTTCGGGGGCCGACCAGGCGGTTCGTTTGTTGTTTGCTCATGTGGTGCGGTGCTGTGAGGCGCTTACAGACTCCAACGGATGTCCACAGATGTCAAATAGGGCGATGACCCCATTGCGCCCAGAAATGGGTGTAAAAAAGCTCTTGCAGTATTGGCATCCTTTGGCATTATTTGGCGCATCGATGCACGCCCACCTTGCACTGACTGTGAAACAAGTTGCCCGCGGAATGGGAGTCGGCGAACGCGCCGTGCGCGGCTGGATTGCCCGCGGCGAACTGCCGGCGTTTAACATCGGACCCAATAAGGGAACACGCATCTCGGTGCGTGCTGTGGAGAACTTCATGCAGCAGCGCACTTTCAACGCCGTTGATGCCAACAGATGCCAACAGATGACGGCAACGGACTCTTTATGACAAACACCACACACACCACGCTCGAAGTCTTGAGCTATCTCACCGACCCGACCTTCACGGTTGTGGTCGTCCTCGTTGTCGGCGCCTTCGCCGCGCTCACCGCCATCAACAAGATCGGAGGTGCGCGATGATCGACCTCACCATTGATGCGCCGTATCACCCAGACGCTCTCTGCGAATGCGGTGACCCCGAATGCCTCGGCGCCGCAGATGCCGTCATTCCGGTGGTTGAGGCGCTGGCCGCTTCGCTGCCGCAGCTTGATTCGCCGATGCTCAAGCTCATCAAAGAGCGCAACTATGCGCGCGAGCTAGTCAAGCGCATGCTGCTGGCGACCGAAGGCGCATCGCAGGCTGAGTACTACGAGGCGATGCTGGAAGCGCACCGGGCGATTCAGTCGTGGAAGGGCGGTGCGAAGTGAGCTACGAACTCGGAGACCCAGACGACCGTTGCTGCGATGAGGGCCGCGAGGCGGACATCGAGGAGCGTGACGCGGAGGACTGCATCAAGGCTTACGGCGTGCCGCATGACCCCTACGCGCATCGCACGCCGCAGGAAGACGCCGAGTGGGAAGCGGATAAGCGCGCGGAGTACGAGGCCGACCGCTGCTGCGGGCATCACTGGGGCAACATCTAAGGAGCAACAATGTGGATACTACCAAAGCAATTACACACGTCTCCCTTTGTGCCGGATACGGAGGCATTGATCTCGGACTTAAACGAGCAATCCCAAGCCTGCGCACAATCGCTTTTAGTGAGATCGAAGCCTTCGCCTGCGCGAACTTGGTCTCTAAAATGGAAGCGGGACTCTTGGACCCAGCTCCTATCTGGACGGATCTTAAAACCTTCCCTTGGTCCGACTTTCACGACTGCGTGGACATCCTCAGTGGCGGCTACCCGTGCCAGCCATTCAGCGCCGCCGGCAAGCGTCTCGGTGCCGACGACCCCCGACACCTCTGGCCATACATATCAGCCGGAATTGCTGCAATGCGACCAAGTCTCTGTTTCTTTGAAAACGTCGAAGGACATATCAGCCTTGGGCTTCCCGACGTGCTGCAAGACTTGGCAGGACTGGGTTACCGAACGACGTGGTGCGTGGCGAGCGCGAGTGAATGCGGCGCGCCGCATCAAAGAAAGCGCATCTTTATCTTGGCCCACTGCCAGAGCAAGGGATTGGAAGGATACCGGCGACTTATCGCAAACGGAGTATGGGATGACGTTGGGTCGAGCAGCGCAAATGCAGTCTTGGCCGACACCGAGAACCAACGACGATGCATCGGGCCGACCGAACGATGGAACGGCGCGTGTTGGCCCAAATGGCCAGCGCTACGGCATCAACCTATCGGACAAGGTGCTCCATGGCCAAGCCGCCCCGGCGAGCAGCAGTTCGCATGGGAGCCGCCAAGGGTTGTGGTTGACGCCAAAAACTGGAGACAACCATGCGACCAAGCATCATCCGCAGAGATCGGACGGCGGCCAGCCGAATCTGGCTTGGCAAATGGAGAAGGGCGAACAATGGAGAACCCCAACGAGCTTCGATTGGAAGAACACGGATTGCTCAACACAAGTCTACCTGTCGGATCAAGTGGAGGGTCGGACGAGCAAACAGACAGACTTTCCAACGCCACGCACCTGCGACTGGAAGAGCAGTCCGAATGCGGACAGCAACATCAAGAGGATGGAAGTGGGCCAAGCAACCCTAGCGGAGTTTGTTCATGCGAAGCACAAGAAGGGCGACCTTTGGAGCACTCCTCGCACTGGAGCAACGGAGAGCAGCCGACCGAACAACAAGGGTGGCATTCCATTGGCGGATCAAGCGAAGCGGGAGCAATGGGCAACGCCACAAGCTCACGATGCCCAAGGCCCGAAGACACCGCAGCAGATTGCGGTGATGCGGGCCAAGGGCCATGGCGTGAAGAATCTGAACGAGCAGGCGCAATGGCTGACGCCCAAGGTTCCGTCTGGCGGCGGTCAAGCAACGAGGACAACGGATGGCGGCGGATTACGGAAGCTAGAGGATCAAACGGAAGCAAGGGCGGCTGGCAAGCTCAACCCCCGTTGGGTCGAGACGCTGATGGGCTTACCCATCGGATGGACAATGCCGTCCTGCACGTCTCCACAGACAATCGCACTGATGAGCTGCGACTCCTTGGCAATGGCGTTGTGCCTGCCACCGCAGAGCGAGCCTTCCGAGTTCTCGTTGGCGAGCTGATGGAGGAGCAACCATGACCACCCTCACCTACTCCCAACGAGACGTTGACCTCGTCAGCTCATGGCTGCGCGCCCGGGATGCCGAGAAGTCCAACGTGCGCGCCTACAACGGCGACAGCCCATGCATTCCCGCCGCGGCCCTCCTCGAGGTCTGCCGGCGCATCTTCAACCAACCCACCAAGACCAACCCATGAGCACAAACACCAAGAACCAGACCAACCGCATCCTGCGCTACCTCCGCAGCGGCAACAGCATCACCCCACTGTCAGCCTTCACCCGCTTCAAGTGCATGCGGCTCGCCGCCCGCATTGAGGAATTGCGGGACGCTGGCATCCGCGTGCGTAGCCGGATGATGAACCGCAACGGCAAGCGTTTCGCCTGCTACTCGCTGGCCTAATGCCCCGGGCAATCGCCGCGACCATCGCCTGCCTGCTCTTCACGGCCTGCGCCGGGACGAGCTGGCGCGCCACCGCACCGCACAACACGCCGGCAGCTTGGGAGTACAACGGCAAGCTCGAGGGCTACTACGCGCTGCGGGACGGCTGGATGCGGTTGCGGGCGCCGAAGGGATTTGAGTGGGATGATTTGACGCAGAGTTACAGGGAGAAGCTGCGATGAAGGCTGCCCCGGACAAGCTGTGCGCCTGGCAGGTTGAGGACGACATCTGGCACGTCCAGAGCCGTGACCCTTGGCTCTCCGGCGTGCTGTTGGACATGGGCATGAAGCGGATCGCCCGCGCAATCAAGGGCGGGCATTTGCATATCTTTGAGACAGATCAAGGCATTGAGGCGATGCGGCCGCTGATGCGTAGGCATAAGGGGAGGATTTTGAGGTGACTGATATGGGAAGACCTAAAACACAATCGAAACGCAAGAGAGGTGGTCATCGGGTTAAAATCCTCAAGGATCACGAAGGCAAGGAATTGGTAAGCGTTCAAGGCCACACAGGCGCCGACGTGCCACCGGGCAAGGCTCTGCAGATTATGCAGGCGCACGTTGCTGGCATGCCGTCTGTGCGCATTGCTCGGGCCTATAACACGTCTTACCACACGGTCATCGCATTGCTGCGCAACCGTCCTGAGCTGCTCGCCAAGGCACAAAGCATGGCAACTGATGATTCGCGGGCAAGATTGGCCCAAGAGAAAGCAAATGCGCCCGCAAGACTGCTATGCCCTCCGGCTGAGCGGGACGAGTTTTGCGGCCCAATTACGCGCGACTTCTTAGCAGAGATTTTTGGTTACTTGCGGTCGGCAGATTTTTCAGCACAGCACAGCGGCATCTACTTCATGTTCCGCGGCAGCAAGTGCGTTTACGTCGGTCAAAGTAAATGCGTTGCGGCTCGATGTGGTCAGCACCTGTGCGGCGGCTCCGATTTTCCAAAGGCGTTTGACCGCGTGATGTATGCGCCCGTCGCGGCAGAAGTAATGAACGACGCCGAGCGCGCAGCAATTTGCATTCTCAACCCGGAATACAACCGGACGCGCCACTTGGTTGATGTGGCAGCATAATTATGGCAAGACCTAGGACCAAATCGAAACCCAAGCCGAAGCCGGCCAAGCCCGAGCCGGAGATCGCCCCTGTGCGTGTCGGCCGATGCACTGGGCTTGATGTGCCCGAGGCCAAGGCGGAGAAGATCGCCGCGGCTCACATGGCTGGCATGTCGATCCGAGAGATCTGTCGGGCGTTTAACACCAGTTACAACACGACCATCGCGCTGATACGCAACCGGCCGGAGCTGCTGGAGCGTGCGCGGGAAATCACCAGTAAGAACTGGCGAACCTTGGCTGCGGTTGGAACCGCAGAACTGTTTGAGAGGGTTCCTGACATGCGTGCTCACGAATTGACGATCATGTCCGCAGTAGCAACGGAGAAAGCAGAGCTGCTGTCCGGTGGCGCAACCCAGCGAGTTGAGCATGTGATGGCGCCTGCGGCTGATGCCTGGGCCAGCTTTGTGAGCGGGCTGAAGAGCGACCAGGTCATCGATGTGCCGTTTGAACCGGTCGGCCCTCGGGAACCGGACGCGCAAAAGGCTGCGGAACTGCCAGATCGTGCTGATAATGGCGATATCAGTAATGCGTAAGTGTTTGACCTGCAACAGCAACGAGGCATAACTCAATACAACATAGATCATGACCAATGACTCATATCTGCACATCAACAAGCACATTCCTCTGTCCGACCGGGGAGGGGGCGGTCAGTCGTTCTGATTTTTCGCAACACCCCCGACCGCTTCAGTCTCCCGAAATTTTTCACAAAAACACCTTATGATCAAGCACATCCTGTCCGCCGCAAAGTCAACCATCAGCCAACCCATCAGTCAACCCGAGCCGGTCCCCTCGCCTGCGCCAGAAGCCAAGCCCGAAGCCATCCTCAAAGCCGCCCCACTGTCTGACCAGCAGCTCGCCGAGACTGTCGCCAAGCAGGTCGGCTACCAGCCCGGCGACCAGGTGACCGGCGCAGTTCTCCCCAAGAAGATCCCCAACGGACGCCTGCTCTACGTCTCGGTGCCCGACTGGTCGGAGCCGGTGATCTGCTCAGTGCAGAACGCCGCGGACTGGTCGGCCGGCGAGCGCATCAAGTGCGTGTACGTCAAGGCTGACGCCGAGGGTCGCCTCGTCTTCGAGAACCGCGACGGCATCCGCCGCAACCGGTGGCGCCGATGAGCGTAGCCGCCACCAACTACGTCTGGACCCAGTCGCCCGCGGAAGGCGCCGACCGGCTCGTCCTGCTGGCCTTGGCAGATTTCGCTGACGAGGCGGGCAACTGCTTCGGCTCATGGGGCAAGCTCGAGGAAAAGACCCGCCTCGCCCGCCGGACGGTTGCCGACTGCCTGCGCCGCCTTCAGAGGTCCGGCCAACTGGTTCTGGTGGAGCGCGGCAGCCGGAAGGTCGCCGGCAGTGGCCTGCAGGCCAGCATCTGGACCATCCCCGGTGTGGCCGAGATGGGTGCAGGAAATGCACCTAAGTCCGAGAGATGGGTGCAGGAAATGCACCCAAGTGGTGCAAATGCTGCACCTAAGTGGTGCAATTCCTGCACCCCAACAATAGATAACAATAAGAAACGTAATAAAGGCGCTGACGCGCCAGCTCCGGCGATTTCATCGCCTTCGCATCTTTCTTCCTCGGAAGTAGCGGCACCCAAACCAAAACGCGCCACCGCTCCCAAATTCGACCCAGCATCCCTGCCCCTGCCTCACGGCCCAGGGTTCGCTGCGGTCTGGGTTGATCTGATTGAGCACAAGCGCCAAAAGCGATCGCCCCTCACTGAGATTGGCGCCCGCCGACTGCTCAAGCAGTTAGCCGAGTTCAACGAGCGCGATGCGGTCGAAAAGATGGAACGCGCCATCGTTAACAACTACTCCGGCGTCGTCTTCCCCGACGAGTTGCAGAAGCTGCGCCAACAGCGCCAGCCGATCCCTTTGCCTGTGCAAGGCCAACCCAAACAAACCGCCCTCGAGCGCAGCCTCGCCGAGATGCGCGAACAATTCGCGAAGGAGAACGCAGCGTGACCCAGCCGGTGCTATTTGCGCTGACCGATGGCGAGCATTCTGCGGTGACCGAGGGCGGTGCAGCCGCTCTGCAGATTGACTCTGGCCCAAAGGGCGCAATTGTTGAAAAGCGTTTTGAAATCGCAGCTCTAGAGCGCGGCTACGAAGTTGCAGTCAACATTGGAGGCGGCAGAGATTTTGATCACATCATCCGCAAACCGCCGGGTCGGCCATTAGTAATTCAAGAGAAAACCGGCATTTGGACTCCTCGCCAAAGCGCCTACAAAATTTACAACACTGCTCGCAATAATAAGCCGTACTCACGGCACGCTTACGACGTGTTGGCGGCCTATCTGCCCGACCGCAAGCAGTGGCTTTTTTACACAAGATCTGAGTTTGCCAATCGGGTTAGCACGAACTACCAGCCGCAAGAATTCAGAAAAGTAGCCCGCATGGTTTCTCGCGGCGTGCATGGCGAGCTTATGGCCGACCGCAACCCCGACAACTGGGAACTCCTCGACCAAGTCGCAGCTATGTATTCGCAAGAATCTTTAGGGGTCACCCAACAAATGTCCGACCCCATCCTTAATACTCCCTAAATATTTATGAAACCCGCAAAGAAAACCACCAAGACGGCGAGCGCCCGCAAGGCGCCGAAAGCAACCAACCTCCAAGTCAACGTGGAATACCTCGAGCAGATCGCCGACGAGGCTATCAGCACAATCATGGTTTTGCGCGCACTGGTCGCGCAGCTCGCCATGAGTCAGGAGGACCGCAATGCACGCTAAGAACGGCCGCCCCATCAAGCTGGAGGAAGGCGTCCCGGGTTACCCGCGGATGCACCACCTCCAGATTCACCGCGCGTGCGACCGGTTTCTTGAGAGCCGCGGGCTGGCCACGGTCAGCGCCTCCCGCCGCAATACCTGGCTCTTCGGCAAGTCGGCAAGGAGGGCCAAATGATGGTGCCCGATTTGGTGGTCGGCGAGATCGGCTTCGGCAACAACTTCGGCGCCTCCGCAGGGCTGGAGTTTATGCGCAACGAAGACCGCCGGCAGACCGCCGAAATCAAAGACCTACAGGCCGAAAACCGTGAGCTGATCCGCAGCAACAATCGCCTCATCCGCGTCTTGAAGCGCTGCGTCAAGCCCAGCAGCGAAGTCGCCAACGAGGCGTCCGACGCCATTGAGGAAGCCGCCGCCATCCGATGAGCCTGCGCTACGAACAATATTGGTCCCTCCGGCGCACCCGCCAGCTCCTTGCCGACCTTCTGCACCCCAGCACTCGGCCGAAGACGGTCAAGGAGCTGCGCGGCCGCGCGTCCGCCTGCCTGCGCCACTTCCCGTTCCTTGAAGAATCTGGCAAGCCGATCTTCTCGCAAGACGAGTTTGCTTCACCAGAGGGCCATGAACTATGAGCGCCGGCAAAGGCGACAGCCCGCGGCCGGTCAACGGCGACCGCTACCGGCGCAACTACGAAACCATCTTTGCGCCGCCCTACCCCGCTTGGATCTGCCGCCCCTGCGGCGAAGCCCACGGCCGCGGCATGCCCGAAGGCCGCGTCTCGACTTGGCACCAAGACACCTGCGGCGTCTGCGGCGAGGTCACCTCGGTCACCGAACCCCGCGATTTTGGCCACCTAAAAAAATGGCCCATTCTCCCAAAAAACCCTTGATTCCCATGCCTACATTTGCCAACATATGCCTACAGAACACGCCACGACAGAAAGTAGTCACCAGTCATGGCTAACCACGAATACCAGCCGCCACCACCGCCCGAACACCACATCACGCCATGGCTCGAAGAATCATTTCGCTTAGTCGGTGCCGCCTGCGACCGCTGGGAGCGGCGCCGCGCGCAACTCGCCCGGAGGAAAAAAGAAAATGAGCGTCAGCGAACTCACGCTCTTCAGCCTGCTGATGTGCGCACTGATCTTCATTGTCATAGTGATGAGCGATGACGACGACGAAGGGAGATTTTCGTGAAGCGCACCGTGCCCCAATCGCCAGCAGTCGAGCAAGCCGTCCTCGGCAGTCTGCTCTCCGACCCGCGCCTCGTTGACGAAGTCGCCGGTCTTCACGCCGATCTTTTCTTCACACCCGCGCACCGGCTGGTCTTTGAGACCATCACCGAGATTCGCAGCGAGGGCGGCACGCCGAACCTTATCGCAACCACGCAGCGCATCGATGCGAAGCATAAGCTGAACTTCGTTGGCGGCGCAGGCGCCATCACCGAGTTTCTTTCGCAGTCTGCCGGCGGTCCCGCGGGCGTTGAATATCACGCGCAAACCCTTCGAGATCTCCATGCTCGCCGCCGCATCATTGACTCTGCGGTTGCGATGCAGGCCGCGGCGCAGGACATGGCCACCGATGCCGACAGCGTCCTACAACAATCTGGCGAAGCGGTCTTGAGCCTTTCGCTGACCACCGCCACCGACTCCATGCGCGCACCGAGCGCCATTGTCCCGGGCCTGCTTGACGAACTGGAAGCCCTCATGTCTGGCGGCCGGAAGCTCGGACTGCAGACCGGCATCCGCGACTTCGACCAGGTCACCGGAGGTCTCCGCGGAGGACAGCTCACGATTGTCGCCGGCCGTCCCGCCATGGGCAAAAGCGCGTTGATGTTGAATATGGCGGACAACATGGCCCGCCGCGGTGTGCCGGTCGTTTACTTCAGCCTTGAGATGCCCGCCAACGAGTTGGCCGCTCGCGTTGTCTTGAGCCGCGCTGAGACCAACACCGAGATCATCCGCAACGGCTTCCTTACCGCATCCATGAAGCACCGTATCATGGATGCCGCCACGCAGTTTGCCAGCGAACCGCTCTACGTTGATGACCGCGGCGGTCTGACGCTCCTCGACATCCGCGGCCGCGCCCGCCTAGCCGTCCGCCGCTGGGGCGTGAAAGCGATCTTCGTCGATTACCTACAGCTCGTCAGCCACTCCGGTGCGCAGTCGCGCGAAAACGAAGTCGGCTTCGTCTCCCGCGGGCTGAAGGCCATGTCGATGGAACTCGGCATCCCAGTAGTCGCCGCCGCGCAGGTTAACAGGCAGGCCGAAAACCGCAGCGACAACCGCCCGAAGCTCTCCGACCTCCGCGAGTCTGGCAGCATTGAGCAGGACGCCGACATCGTTTGCCTCGTCCATCGTCCCGCCTACTACGCCGTGCAGGATCAAGAACCCGATCCGCAGGACGCCGAGCTGATCGTTGCCAAGCACCGCGCCGGCCGCACCGGCACACTCAACCTCACATGGCGTCCGAGCCTCACGCGCTTTGAAGGCACTGCCCCGGTCGGCCGCACCAGCGACAGCGATGGCTCGGTCTACGCGCCGGCGAAACAACTTTGGGAGGCCATCAATGAATAGCGAAACGCTTCGTCGCCGCAGCATGTCGCGCCGCTGTGGCAGGGCGTGGAAGTATTCGCGTCCAAGCTGGCCGGTCATTGTGCAGCTTAAAGATGAGCGCGCTTATGCCTGGGGTGGAATGTGGATTCACCCGTGCGGCATTAGCTACCAAGAGCCGCTTAAAGACGGATTTGAAGAGGGTTGGGGCGAAGAGCGCTGCAGCTGCGCACTATGCTCAGAATTTCGACAGGAGTTTTGCTCATGATCAACTCCCGTCAGAAAGGCGCCAGCTTTGAGCGCGAAGTCGCCAAGGCATTGACCGCCGAAGGCTTTCCCGCCAAGCGCGGAGCGCAAGTCTCGCAAGGCGCTTGGGGCGTCAGTGCGCCCGACGTCATCGTGCCCTGCTTGCCGGATTTCCACTTCGAGTGCAAGCGGCATGGGCGCGCTCGCTTTGATCTTGATGCGGCCGTCGATCAGGCGCGCCACGACGCGGGTTATTTTTACGGCGGCAGCCGAAAGATTGCCGTCATCCACCGCAAAGACCATTGCGACATGCTTGTCACCATGCCGTTTGAGGACTTTGCCGCTCTCGTGCGTCATTCCGACTTTCCCGTCCAACCAAAAACACAAACACCAACCACATGAAAACCAAAAGAGACATCATCGAACTAGGAACAACGCCGGTCGGCACCGCCGTCTATGCGTGGCTTGACAAGCCCGACCCCATGGGCAGCGATAGCCAAAACTACACCCCGAAATTCAAGGTCACAATCGACTTTGAGCCGGAGGACATTGAGGAATGGCTCAACAACTTCAAGGCAAAGACCAAGGAGTTCGTCACAGAGGAGTCCAAGAAAAACGGCAAACAATACACGCCCAAGCAACTCTGGTCCGAAGTTGACGGCAAGATCCGCGTCGTCTTCAAGTCCAACGTCAAGCCGGACGGCGGCCGCTACTTCAAGGTCTACGACGAAGAGGTCAAAGAGACCGACCGCGCCGTCTGGAGCAACAGCAAGCTGCGTGTCAAAGCCCTCGGCATGCCTTACGCCATGGCCAAGGACAATGCCGGTATCAGCCCGATCATCGGCGCCATCCAGGTCGCCGAGTTCTCCACGGGATCTGGCGGCGGCAAGGCCGACTTCGATCCGATTAAGCCCGACTTCAACACCGAAGAATCTTGGTAGCCATGCCTGCCAAAACAACGGCCAAAAGGGGGGCGGCAAAACGCCGCCCCCCAAAGAAAGCGCCCGAGCCGGCGCCAGATCGCTTCACCGAAGATGGCAAGCGCATCGTTAAGCTCGAGAAAACCCGCGCGCACCAGCGCTACATTCTCAAAAACGGCACGCAAGTTCCCGGAGCTTCAACGATCTGCAAAATCGGCGACGACAACTCCTCGTTGATTCACTGGGCCTGGCAATTGGGCATCGACGGCATTGACTACAGAAAAGCAAGAGACCAAGCAGCGGACATTGGGACGATCTGCCATTTTATGATTGAATGTTTTTTGCACGGTCATGTGGCGGACCTTACTGAGTTTTCGCCCGCGGACATTGAACGCGCCACCGTGGCGTATGGCAATTTCCGCAAATGGTGGGACGAGGAAGGCTTGGTCGTTCTTGAGCCAGAGGTCCAGCTTGTCAGCGAACAGCACGGCTTTGGCGGCACCATCGACGCCCCAAGCAAAGACCGCCACGGCAACATCGTGTTGCTCGACTGGAAGACATCTAAAGGCATCTGGCCTTCGCATCGTTTCCAGTTGGCAGCTTATGAACGCCTCTGGAATGAAAACCGTCCAGACCAGCAAGTAAGCCGGCGCGCCGTTGTCCGAATTGGCAAGAATGCCGAAGGCGACTTTGAGGTCGGCTGGATGGCCAGCAGCGAAGCCGAGTGGCGCGTATTCCAAAAGCGCCTCGAGCTTTACTACGCCCAAAACGACTACAAGAAAGCCGCCTAAATGAAACGCACCCGCCGGTTCGTCGTCCGAGAACAGACATTTGGTCTGGTCGTGGAGTTCTATTGCGGAACTCCCCAAGCGTCGGCGATCCGGCGGTGTGCGAACATTCTCCAGCTTGACCCCAAAGACCCCGACAACCAGCCCGACGACAGCGACGCCGCCTGGGCGATGTGTTGCGGAGGCCAAGCGGTCGTTTGGATTGAAGACGCCTCAGACACCGGATCGCTCGTCCATGAGCTGTATCACGTTGTGCAGGATTTCCTAAAGCACATCACCAGCAGCGACGAGGAAACCGGCGCTTACTTGATCCAATACCTTTTCCGAGAAGCCATCAGAAAAAACAAACCATGAAAAAACCCGCAGGACTATACGCCAACATACACGCCAAAAAAGCCCGCATCGCCGCCGGAAGCGGTGAACGCATGCGCAAACCCGGTTCTGCCGGCGCGCCCACCGCCAAAGCCTTCCGCGCATCCGCCAAGACCGCCAAAGCGCGCCGATGACCTCCGGCGCCCTCATCGCCTTGGTCGGCTTCATCTACTTCGCCGTCGCCATCGACCTCGGCCT